CCTGCAATTGCCTGCAATTGTTGTCGCATTGTCCACACCCCAGTTGCCGTACTGGTGGATGTTGTCGGCGCAGTAGCCGAGAGTACCCCGCCTTTATAGCGCATTGACATGAGCGGCCCCTATCAGGATGTGATTGCTTCGTAAGATGAAGTCAGTTCAATTGCACTGCCAGTGCCAACAGTCACCACGATGGATTGAGCCTCACCAACATAAATGCTGGTGGTCTTGTCAATGATGATGAGCGATGCATTTGCTGGCACACTGATTTGGTAGGCAATATCGTAAGCCGTACCACCACCACCAGTTGCGCTATTGATTGACACAGTCACATTAACAGCAGAGCCAGTCACATTAGCGGCAACAATGTTGTTGACCTTATTGACCGTGCCAACAGCAGGGGTCAGCGTAGTCCATGTGGTTGCGCTTGTTGTGCTTGGGATTAAATATGTCGTGTTCCCGTAGATCGAGGTTACATTGACTATGTTTGGGTTTGCCATAATTGCTCCTTATAATCCAAAAATCATCGCCATAGCGATGGACTTACCGGTGTTGATGCCACCAAGCGCAGTAAGCGCCGCAGAGGCAGAAGTTTGACCCGTACCGCCATTTGCAATTGCCAATGTTCCAGCCAAAGTGACCGCCCCAGAGGTAGCCGTTGCAGGCGTCAATCCAGTTGAGCCTGCGCTGAAAGTTGTAACACCACCTGCGGGAGCCGCCTGCCATGAGGCAGTTGTACCATTGGAGGTCAACAAGTAACCGTTTGCGCCAATTGGCAAGCGAGTTGCACTGTTAGTACCATTACCAAGAATCAAGTCACCTGTGGTGGTGATGGGCGACAACGCATTGAAAGCCGCAGAGGCTGTTGTCTGCCCTGTACCGCCAGAGGCAATTGGCAAGGTGCCAGTTGTCAGCGCAGATGTTGATGTTGCATAAACTGCGCCGCCAGAAGTGAACGAAGTTAAGTTCGTTCCGCCATTTGTTGTTGCCAGCGTACCAGCAAATGTAATTGTTCCAGAGGAGGTGATCGGGCCACCCGAAGTGGTCAAGCCCGTTGTACCGCCTGAAACCGCAACGCTTGAAACCGTGGCCCCAGTTGAAGTGCTTGAAGCAAGCAAGGTGACTGTGCCAGAACTGTTCTTGGCGTACAACTTCATGTCGGCAATGTTCAGGCCCAACTCGCCATTAGCAAGATTGCCAGAGGTCGGAATAGCCGCCGCAGTTGTGCTGTAGTACAGCGATATGGGTGTATAGCCTGCTTGAGACATTAGAAAGTTCCTCCGAATATGCCAGTTGTGGCAGTCACAGTCGTAAAATTACCAGTAGATGCAGTTGTTGCACCAATTGAAGTTCCATTGATTGTTCCGCCAGTAATTGCAACAGAACTCGCGGCTTGCGTTGACATTGTCCCCAAACCAGTGATTGCAGTGTTTGGAATCGTAGTCGAAGCGGTCACAGCACTTGTGCCGTTACCAAACAAGTATCCAGACAGAGTTGTTGCGCCAGTACCGCCATTGGCAACATTCAATGTTCCTGCAAGCGTGATCGTGCCAGAAACTGTAACTGGGCCACCAGAAGTGGTCAGTCCAGTAGTTCCACCAGACACATCAACGCTTGTCACTGTGCCGCCAGCAGATGGCGTTGCCGAGATTGTGATGCCTCCAGCCGTGTTACTGATACTGACATTTGTGCCAGCAGTCAAAGTGGCAAGTGAGTAGCCTGAACCATTACCAATAGCCAACTGACCATTGGAAGGCGTAGCAGTTAATCCTGTGCCACCGTAGGCCACCCCAATAGTGCTTGCGTTCCATGTTCCAGCAGTCAGCGTACCCACGCCAGTGATGCCAGTGTAAGAGCCACTAATTCGACCTGTAGGCAATGTGCCAGAGGTGATGTTGGCGGCGTTGGGTGTGTCGGTGGTAGCAGATGGAGCCAAACCAGATACTGCGCCAGCGGCAATTGCAATCGCCGTATTGGTAACCGAGGTCACGCGACCGTAAGTATCTACAGCAAAAACTGGAACTTGAGATGCAGAGCCATAGGTTGTTGGAGTTACTCCAGAAGTCGCCAAGGCTATCGTGACAGCAGAAGAGCCGTCATAACTTGATCCTGTAAGTCCTGTGCCAATTGTCAAAGCATTTGGGTTGGCGGCGGTGATTGTGCCCGACGCGCCCAAAGAAATTGCTGTACCGTTTACGGTCACAGCACTGTTTGCCAACTGCGCATTTGTCACAGCGCCAGAAGTAATCTGGTTTGCGTTTATTGCGATTGATGTGTTGCTGGCGCTGGTAATCTGACCTTGTGCGTTAATCGCCAAGGTAGGAACTTGTGAGGCAGTGCCATAGGACGCGGCAGTCACAGCAGTGTTTGTAATACTGAAGACCGTTCCAGTCAGCGTTAAACCAGTGCCTGCGCTGTAAATTTGAGCGGAACTAATTTGAGCAAATGTAATTGGCGTTGTGCCAAAAACAATAACACCTGTGGTATTGCAGACATAAGTTTCGCCCGCGCCTGTGCTTCCAGCCTGAACAAAAAATGCGTCGTTGAAACCCAAAGCATCTGGATCACGAATTCCATATGTATCCGCATCAGTTGCGCGAGTAAGAACCCAATTTGTTGAAACACTACCCACAGTGGTGACTGTATAGACGCCGTTCTGAACGGCGTTGGTTTGGTTGTAAATCAATACACGCATACCGACGGTTGTCAAAACACCGTCAATAGTCAACGCAACTTGCGTACCTGCATTGGTCAGAGTCGCACCTACACCATCGCCAGCGCCACCGGGCTGGTTATATGTAGCATTTAAGTTCCCCGCAGTGCTTGGTGACTCGACATAAACAGGCGCATGGTATGAAATACCCTGAGTGACCAAACCATCAACATAACTTTTGTTGGCAATGTCTGTTGCGGCGGTTGGCGCAGTGGTAACAGTACCAGTTGTTGTTGCTAGTGCCGTAAAAGTACCAGCCGCAGGGGTTGATGCGCCAACAGTTGCACCATTTATTGTCCCACCAGTAATTGCAACAGCGGTTGCATTCTGCGTGGACATGGTGCCCAAGCCAGAAACCTGCGTGTTGGCAATTGCAATCGGCGTTGCCGCCATCGCTGTGAGTTGTCCTTGAGCGTTGACCGTTGCAGTCAGCGTGTTGCTTGCAGAACCATAAGAAGCGGCAGAAACACCAGTGTTGGAAATTGCAATTGTGACTGGTGCGGAGCCGTTATAACTTGTGCCAGACAATCCAGTACCAATGGTCAAAGCATTTGATGCTGTCGCCGTAACCGTAATTGACCCGCCAAGGCTAACACTGCTTCCATTGATGGTGATTGCGCTGTTGGCTAATTGGGCGTTGCTTACTGTTCCGCTCAAATCAGAAGTCGGGATTGTTGCCGAAGCCGTCATGGCAGTTGTGCCTGACCCCTTTACATAGCCAGTCAACGAGTTTGCACCAGTGCCACCAGAGGCAACATTTAAAGTGCCACCGAGAGTAACAACGCCACCAGTAGGCGCAGAAGGGGTAAGACCTGTTGCGCCGCCGCTGAATGTCAACACACCACCAGCAAGGGCAAAAGGACGCCAAGCGCCATTTGCATACCCCTCAAAGCCGGGGGTGTCAGTGTTGTATCTAATTTTTCCATCAACACCCAAAGGGGTTTGCGCAGAAGTTCCAACAGGAATCTGCACCGCCCCAGTGCCGGGGAGCGTCGGGTTGTCAGCAATCGTGAATGTTGGACTTCCTGTCGCACCATCTGCGTTTGCAATATCAATTTGATTGACCGTGCCCAAAAGTGTGCGGCCAGACACCGCAGTGCCTCCTGCCGTCAAAGCCAACATACCTGTGCCAGAAAGGCCAGCAATAGACGCCGCAATGCCTGTCAATTGGAATGTTGGGTTGCCACCTGTGCCATCGGCGTTAGAAACGCTCAAACCACTGCCAGAAGCCGCCATTTGACGGGCAATGACAGTAGACCCGCTGTTTTTGACAATAATGCCGCCAGCGGCTGTATTTAGGCTTGCGGCGGCACCATCCATGCCGATTCGGTAAAAAGATTGTGCGCCACCATCAGTCAAAGTCAAACCCGTTGAGGTAGACAGGTAACGACTGTTTGGTAGTTGAGGCGTCTGGGGAATTGTCAAATACTGGTAAGTCTGCGACGGTGAGGCAGAGATTGCCGCCGTCGTAGTTTGCACGGTCACGCCATTTTGGACGATAGGAACCGCCTCGGTGCCTGTAATAGCACCAGCGGCTGGCAGTTGGGTAATGGCGACTTGTGCTGACATTTATGTACTCGTATTGTCGGGCGGATTCGGCGCAATCGTGTCTTTGTTGCCCGTCAATGTTGGCGTCTGTGTGTTCTGCTCAGTCGAAATCTGGAACTGGCTTGTGCCATCCATCGATTGACTGCCAGTCATCAGGTAGTTGTCGCCAGCACCGATAGGCACATCAGGTCGAGGAAACCGCAGGTTGATACGCTCGGTTTTACGGGCGGCAAGGCGGTAGGGGTCGAACTGATCCCTGCACCCTTGGTCGCACACCCGCAAGCCGGGGAAGTTGGGGTCTGGCCCCAATTGCACAAAGGCGCGTTTCATCTTGCATCGGTCGCATACACCGATGGCAATCGAAGTCAGTCCTGTTGTGTCGAGAAAGATTGGCATTACGCTGTGTACACCGAGATGTTCGGTGCCCAGTAAATTGGTGAGCGGTCGCGCTCCTCTTGCTCTGCAATGTAGAGGTGCTTCTCGGCCATCTTCTCCAGATAGCCAATACGATCCATTGCAACTTGCGGCAGTTCGAGGCTCATCTTGTGAGCCAGCATCATCTGCACCGCTTCGTACCAACGCTGTGGAATTTCCAACTCGTCGGTCAAAGCGCCCACATCTTCGATCTGGCGCGAGTACCAGCAGGTCATCTGCACAAAAGCAGTTGATGGCACGGGCCAAATGTAGATTTGTGGTCGCGGAAGTTGGCGGTTGAACCAATACTGGTACGGCTGGTTGGCCGTGAAATCTTTGTTTGGCAGGTTGGTGTAGTCGTCGCGGTTGAGCGAAGACATCTGCACCTCAAGCGAGTTGTTGCCAAAGTACAACTCACGAACAGACAGCGTCGTGCCGTTGTAAGCACGGCAACGATAGTAGGGGACAGTCTGACCTGCTTCGATGTCAGTCCAAATCCATTCGTTGTTCACAACATCAACAGTGCCAAGGTCAACCAAAGTGCCCCATGTCACGCCATCTTCTGACCATTCGTAAATGATCGACCAAGTTCCAGTGGCCGCTGGCAACAAGCCAATAGAGCCAATGTAAACAGGGTTTGATGTGCCGTAATTGACCGTGATGTTGCCATTGGTCGATGTCTGCGTGCAAATGGTGTCCACATCGCCGTCATACGCGTTTGCAACGACTCCGCCAGCAGATGTGGTGTATGACCCACTAGGACGGCTCATCGTGCGATACAGCGTGTTCCAGAGGTCAATTGAACCCTTGGGCAGGTCGTAGATGTACTTGTCAGGGGTCAGGCCAATAACCTTCTTGGTAATTGTCCAGAATTGAATGCCTCGGTTGCCTAGATCAGACAAGAGGAAATAAAGCGATTGGCGTGCAGACAGAACCTGCTCAGAGGTCAACTCTTCGGCGAGTTTCCCACAGCGTCGAGCGCCGTGATCAATCAATGTCTGAACATTGATGACTGTCTGACCTACGGTTCCTGAATACGCCATTTTTGTTCCTTACCAACCGGGGCAGTCCCACCGCTTCAGCGATGCTTTGGCGCGTGGAGCGTCCCCTTTTGAATGTTCTACGACACCACTCATGCGTGCGCAAAAGGAGTCCTTCCGAGCGCCGCCTTTGGGCTGTGGAGCCTTTAAATTGCTCCCAGTTTCACGGTTGTATTTTGCCCTACCTTTGGCTGTTAATCCAGCCCCTTTTTCAACAGGCAACTTCTCTCCGCGACCGACTGCAAGATTAACTTTTTTCTTGCTCATTTTGTTTTGGCCGTTTTAGCAGACTGCTTAAAGTCGCCAGCCGTAGGCGCACCTTTGCTACCCACTCGGCGCATCTTTTCGCCAGAGCCTTCAGCGATTCTTTCGCGTTTTGCATGGATATTTGCATAGAGACCGCCTCCTTTAAATGTCTTGCCCTCATCAGCCTTGGCAAACTCTTTGCCGACTTTTGTGGGGATGCCAACCTTCTTGGCGAACGCAGGGTTATGTGCGACCGCCGCCATCAACTTGTGTTGTGAAGGTGATTTGCTTGGCATGATTAACCGTAAGATTTAACCATCTCAAGGACGATGGTATAGAAGTCACCAGCAGTAGCATCAGCAGTGCTGAACAATACATCACCAGTTACGCCA